GCCCCAAAAACCCCAAGTTTGGATGGCGTAGAGCGCTGGAGGCCCGATGATCCACCCCCAGGTCCAAGTCCGTTTTAGCCATCGGCACATTCCTTCGCGTCGGTGCCAAGCCCATACGGCAAGATCGGCAACATACTTGTCTGTTTGCGCATCGTCATGCTCCTCCATACCTTCCCCTCCGGCACGTTCCGCACCCCGAGTGCATTGTCGAACGCTTTAGTAAGCAAGGCACTTCGCCACGAGCACGTCCGAAGCTGACCATGCGACAGCAAGCCCCGTGGTCTGACTGTAGTTCGTGAAAGTGACCGTGGTTGTCGTGGACGCGCTTACCCGTGTCGCGTTCGGGCCGGGATGGGTCACATCGTTGATATCGCATCCCCAGCCATGCGGCGCGGCAGTGGTGCCGAAAGAGATAACGCCAGAGGATGCGGTTCCGCCGGTTCCGACGTTAACGGTGAATATTGCCGACGACGTTCCGTTCGGGATCGACGGGCTAGTCCCGAACCCACTTGAAACAGTTGGAGCGGTGGTGGTTCCGATGAGCGCGTTGCCGATGTTGAACCAGTTCGTGCTGTTCGACGCTGGGCAATCAACACCGCTAGAGTATCCGATCAGGATGATCCCGGAGGCTGTCTGACAGGTGGCACTTCCCACGCTCGATCCAACAGCCGTTATACTGCTTCCTGATGTAACCGCTAAAAGGGTGTTGTATCCAAGTCCAGTATCTGCCGTGCCGTTGCACCCATACAGGGATGATGCGCCGACACCAACGGAATAGGTGCATCCGCTGCCACCTGTGCGCCCGGCTTGCGAACCCACCATCGTCGCGTTCCCGGCAGTCATGCTTAGACCAGCGGTGAACCCAACGTAGGTTTGGTTTGTCCCAGAGCCTGCGTTTAGCCCCGCCGCCCCGCCAAAATACGTGCCTTGAGTGCCTGTGGCGTTCTGTGCGGTGGTGTAGCCAAACGCGGTCATGTAAGTCTGGTTTGTCCAAGACGCCCCAGCTTGCCGCCCGTAGGCTGAGTTTCCGTTCCCGTCGGCGGTCGCGTTACCTCCGGACTCGTAACCGGTAAACACATCGGAAGTTCCAGGCTTTCCACCGCCGATGCTAATACCGTATGACGTGCTGGCAGAGTACGTATCCGTGTTGTTGTCGTTACCGATAAGGATCATGTATTGACCGGTTGAGAACGTCGTCTGCGCCACCTGTGGGCCGATAATGACGCTTCGAGATGCGCTGGTAACGCTGTTTCCTGACAACTCCCCTATGGATACCATATTATTGCCGGTAAATATGATTGAAGACAGAGCACCTAAAGCTCCATATCCGACGCACGTATTATTCGCGGCAGCACCCGATACGTTGCGCATACAGTCGGTGCCGTCAGCGGTGTTCCCGCTGCCAGTGGCCAACGTATAGCCGACATTACCGCTGCCGCCTGTTCCAAAGGCGTTAAACCCCGTGGCTGTGTTCTGACTGCCCGTGGCGCCACTGCCAGCACGGCCGCCAAGAAAAGTATTTTCCGCCCCGATGATATTGGCCAACCCGGCCGCCTCGGTTCCGGTGCCTCCGGCGTAGTAGTTCCCGCCGCCGTACCCCAGGTAGGCCGAAGTCTGCGTTGGCGTGTAAGGCCCCCACGACAGATTGAACGCGGCTCCAGACCCGCTCCCGGTGGTGCTGGCTTGCGAAAGCGTCCCGGATGGAGGCACCGAACACACGCCGGCGGTCTGCACAAAGAAATTCGTGACCGCCCCGGATGTCACCGCAGATACCGCGACTTTCGGCGCCGTGCTGCAGGTGCCCCCTGTGGTCGATAATGTAATCACATCGCCAACGGCGTTCCCAGTGCCACCCGCAACCGGCGCACCGGCCGAAGTCAGCAACGCTCCGTACGATGGCACCCATCCCGCGATGCTTACCGCGCCCCCAGAGGAGATCGTCATCGCATCCGTTGTCCCACCGTTCACGACAAAGTGGATGGCGTTCGCCGTTGATGTCCCGATGGCGAGGTCATCCCCAGCGGCATATAGATACACATTCCCCGCACCGCCCAGCGCCCCGGTCCCGACGAACCCTGTGCTGTTCATCCCGAAATCGCCGTAATACGTCGTCGCCGTCGTATTGCCATTTCCGACGATGTAGTCCGCCGAGGCGGTCGCACCCGCATTAGTATTCAGCAACGTCCACTGGCAGTAGCTGTTCTGATTGCACACCATAACGCCAAAATTGTTGGTGTCGGTGTAGGGCAGCGCGCCGTAGTTGAAAGCGCCCGTGGTGGACGGAGCGGTGATTGATCCGGTGGCGGTGACGTATGGGTATGTCCCCGGCGCACCGGGAGAAATCTGCGCCCAAGCGTTGCTGACAGAAAGCCACGCAAGCGCGGCCAGAATGGCAAGAAACCTCACGGCGCATACTCCACCATGTAAGTGGCGGAACCGGCTGGGCAATACAGCGCGATGGCGTCGGTGTGACAAAAAGTGCCATTGAGGAAATACGTCCCGCCGCTGCCGAACAGGTATGCCCCGGAACCGCTGTTTTTAGACGGGTCCGCACAACCGAAAGGATCGTTCGGGTCATTCGTTAAAACGATTTCCGGCGGGTTGGTATATCCAGAGCCACCTGACAAGATGGTGATGCTGGTTACGACACCGCTTGTCAGAACTGCCACGCCTTGGGCGGCTTGGTTGTATGTGGGAGTGTTTGTCCCGGAAATGACCGTGCCGGATGGCTGAGGCCAACGGTCAATTTGGCCGCGCCCATCCCAGTTTGATGCAGTGAGAGGCGCCAATAAATTACCGCTGCCGCTGCCGCCGCCCTTGAATTGAACAATTGGCGGCCTTGTAAAGCCGAACCCGCCGTTTAGTACGGCAATAGATGTAACCGCGCCATTGGTAATGGTGGCTGTAGCCCGTGCACACCCATGTTCAAGGTATATCGGGTTGGTGCCGATGTTTTGCACGCTCAAAAAAGCGCGCGACGTTCCTTCGGGGAGGATCAATTTCGGCGACGTGTTGCCGATAGTGCCGTCCGCCCGATACGAACGATGTTGACCGGATTGCCCGCCTGAATTTGGGAGATACATGACGATTCCTAGTTGCCTATCGCCCACCAGCTAAACGCTGTCGAGCCGACTGCTGCGCCCGTGATCGAACTGCTTGTGATAAACGTCCCGGTGGTTTGGGTTTTCGCGCCATTCGACACGATCAGACCGTTGGCCGCGTTGAAATCAATCGTTGGATATGCCTGCCAGCATGCCGTTGGGAACTGGGTTGGCCACACCAAGGTGATGCCGCCGCTACCGGTTGTGACCGACGACCCCCATTGCAGGAGAATGCCGCTCGGGAAGAACATTGACCCGTTGGCCGACGCCACATCCGCGAACTGGCTGAAATTCACGACTTGACTGCCGGAGGTTCCGTTGGCAGCCACAAGCGCCCCGCCGACAGATGCCGCGCCGGCAATCGTGGTCCCGCCCGTGACGGACAGCGTGCCCGTAATAGTCTGATTGGCCGCCCCCAGTATGGGGCCGCTGCGCAGCCATCGGCCAACCGTGGCCCCGCTTGGGGCAACCACCGTAACGCCGCCGTCGTCCGTAGCGGTGGACGTGGCGTTCCAGTAAAATGACCCTTGAAGCCCATCGCTTGGAGCCGCCCCCCCAAGAAGCACGACCATCTGATTGGACACGCCGGTAAACGCCCGGAGGTTCGCGACGAGCGCGCCACCTTGAATGAACGTGTTCAACTGATCGTCGGAGATAACCCCAACGCCATTGGACGCCACATTGAGAGACGGGACGCTCATGTGCCACCCCGGCGATGCACGATCACGTCAAGTGTGACAAACGGAACCACAGTCAGCAGACAAAAGGCGATCATCACCCCGAGGCGGAGCGGACTGGGGTCGCTTTCCGCCATGACAGCCAAAACGAAAGCGCCAGCCAAGGCCAAAAGTAGCAACACCCGAGACGCAAGCAACGCAGCGACCGCCGTCATGATCCCGACCAAGGCACTTTCCGCTTTGGGCGCGGGCGGATGCGGCGCGGGTTCGACAGGTGCCGCCGGTTTAGCTCGCGGCAGGACCGCGACCACTCCCTCGCGTTCCACCGAGGGCGCTCTTTCTAAGCTTGCTGAACTCATCGTCATCGCCTTCCGGGTCGATCTTGTATTTGACCGCCACCCAATGAACTCCGGCCTGGAACACTTTCAGCCGGTCCAAAAAGCCGATGTCTTCGCTGGATTGCGCTCTTTCGCAAGATTTCGCTTCGTCGCCGCCCGTTTTAACGCCTTGGCTTTCCGAAAGCAACATCTCAAAATAATCGTCTAACTTGTTGATTAAGCTGGAACCTTTTTTAGTATTGGTCATGGTGTGGTTTTTCCGGTGGGTAAATTTGTCACGGCGCCAGCAACACCAGGAAGCTGGGGCGGTCCAATGACCGGCATATCGACTGGCGGCTGATACAGCCGATTTTGGAAACGCGGACCCATCAGGTATCCTCTAACGATAGGACGTGACACAGGCCCCAACATAACTTCCGGGTGGCCAGATGCCATACCCATCGCGGCGCCAAAAAAATCGAGATTGCTGTGAGTTTCCACCCCACCAAACGCACTTGGCACTTGCGCCGCGCGAGGAAACGCCATGCCAAAATCCGAAATCTCTTTCAGCCCCCCGGTCAAAGGTCTGCCGCGCCGCGCTCTGCCTGCCAAACCAACCGCGCTCACATCGCCTGTCACGGGATTTGTGACGGCTTCCACATCGTAAGTTTTTGCCATGAGTCGGCGATCCTTGCGGAACTGCGCCACCATCGCGGGAAAATCGGACGACTGTTCGCGGGCCTCCGTCAACCGCTGAAGCCACATTTTTTCAGCCGCTTCGGCTTGTTCCAAGCGTCTCAATGTCTGAGGGAAAGCCGCTTGATATGCGGCTGCCGCGTCAATCATTGTCGGGTCGGCGTTGTTTTGAGCGGCAATGTCGCGAATTTGCTGTTGCTGTAAGGCAACTTGCTTTTGCGCGGCTATCCGGTCCAACCCTGCTTTTTTGAATTGAGATTCAAAATAAGCCGGTGCATTCGACACTCTGCGATCAATCAAATCCTCGATCAGATCGGCCGCCTGCCTTTGCGCCACTCCCAACGCATGGGCCGCATTATCGCCCGGCACGCGAAAATTTTGCGTTGCTTCAAGGCGTAATTGTCCAATTCGATCCAATGCCGCTTTGGTGGAAAATTCCCGTGCGGACAAAAGGTTTTGTTGCAGTTCTTCGATTTTCCCAAGGTCTTTGGTTTCACCGAAATATTTGTAGACCTCACTATCACGACCGGTCAGTCTGTTGACGCCAGAAAGATACGTTTGATCCGCCTCGATCATCGGTATTGCCGCTTCGATGGCGCCGCGAGACTTGCCCGCTTGCTCGCGCACCATCTCAATCTTGTCGGGCGTCAATTTGGTATTGGGCGGCAAGCCAAGATCGCGGGCCGCGATGCTGTTGGTCACATCCTGATTGTGATCGGAAAACTCTTGCTCAATTTTGTATTTTCCACCCAACCCCTCGGCTTTGGCGATCAAGCCCGTAGGCGGCTTTTCCAACCCCATTTTAGGCGGAATAGCGTAGCCGGATTGGCGAGATGCGATAGCCTCAGTTTTGGCGCCGGTTCGCGCGACTTTGGCGTTCAGCTTTTCGGCCTCAGCCAATTTCAATGCCATGCCATACTCCATCGGCCCCGCTGCCGGGCCGGCGACTGGCCGTCCAAGGCCAAGGCTGGCTTCGCTCAAAGCTTGCGCTGGTGTTGGCGGGGGCCGTTCGCCAAGAGCGGATTGACCGCCCATGACAGCAGCGGTCAATGGCCCAGTGACGATATGACTATAAAGCTGTTCGACGCCGGGCGCGGACGCTGGGATACCCAACGGGGCAACAACTTGATCGAAAGCGCGAACCGCCCAATCTAAAGGCGTTGTCTTGGCCAGCGTGCGGCCAAATTTATCAATCGCGCCAATTGTTTCGTCGGCTTTCGCAACTTGCGCCTTGCCCGCCGCCAATTGTTCGGCGCTGGGGGCGATGAAATCGCCTTTGTCCAAACGAGGTTCGTTGGCCGCCGCAACTGGCGGTGGCGAGGCCGGCGGGGGTTTGGCAGGCGGTTGAGCGGCCGGTGCCGCAAACGGATCAACAATGTCCCGTTTGCCTTGTGGGGGCGTTGCAAAAGGGTCAACGATGTCCATCGTCACCCGCCATATTTCTGTTTGTAGTAGGCAGTCAGGTCAGCATCCGACACGCCGGGGTTGACGGCGCGGGCTTTTTCAAGGAACTGTTGAAGCGTCGGATGATCGCTGGCGGCTGGCCCAGTAGGGCGCTTCATTCGTTCACGAATGACCGCAATCTGATCGTCAATGGCTTTTTCTCTCCGCCCGGCATCGGCTTTCAAAAGCGGGATCAATCGTTCTAACTGAGCGGCCGAAATGCTTTCCGGGACAAAAGACTGAATTTCCTGCCGGGCGGCATCGGTCAGAACACCCGCGAGGTTCGGGTTGGCGATGATCCGGGCCATTTCGTTTGACCACAAATGAAGCTGCGCGTTAAACGCAGTCACGTCCGGGTCGCCATCAACCGCGCGCCGCCCAGCCCTTATCCAACGCTCAACCACTGGAACGCCTGTTGTGTCTACGGCTTTGGCCAAATCCAAAAGGACATCGCCGTTGGCCAGTGCGGTATCAGCGAAAGACGCAATCGCCGTGCGCTGTTTAATAGCCTGCGTCAACGCTTGTTTGTCGGCTGCCTGCCCCGCACGAACGCCAACCAAATCGCCGCCGGCCATATCGTCTTTCGCCAACCGACGATCCAGCGCTTCTTGAAACGCTTGGCGGTCCGCATTCCCCGCAACGCCATAAGCGAACCGGGGAGGCGGTCCACCTTTGGCAACTTCGTCCGCCATACGGTCCAAGGTCTCGGGGCGATACGTTGTCGCGGTCGGGACGCCTTTGCTGCGCTTGATCGCCTCTTGAGCGACTTGCCCATCCGTCCAGTCGGGGTGCTCTTTGCGAATGTCGGCCTCTATCGCCACGGCATGAGCCGCTGTTGAACCTGCCGGTGGCGCTTTCGCCGCCGGGGCCGGTTTCAGCGTTCCCGCTCCCAAAATTTCGTTGGCCATTTTTTGCGCAGCAGCAATTTTGTCGGGGTCTCCGGAGCGCAGGTCGAGAACGATCTGCCCGACACGAATGGCCTGACCATCTGCTACGGCGCGTTGTTCAGGCGTGGCTTTCCGGGCCGCCAAAGTGCTGATATTCCGCGCCGCCCATGATTCCAACCCGTCAGCCTGCTTCGTCGGATCGTCCGAATGCAAATTGATCGCTATGCCTTCAAGCGTGGTGTTCAGCTTTCTGGTTTCGGTCGCGAGACGGGTGTTTTGTTGTCCGTTGGCGTTCACGAACCTATGCGCACCGCCCATACCTTCGGTGTCAAGAACAGATGTTAGGGCGGCATTTTTGTAAGCGCGTGCCAGCGTCCGCAGTTCTGCCTCCCCGGCCCGCGCGTCTGTCGCGTATTTTTGCAGCGCGTTGCGGTAAGCTGTCTGCTCAAACTGAGCCATTTTCAAGCCGTTCTCGCTTTCCACTTTCCATGTGTCGTAAGCTTTCTTGGCGGCGGCTTCGTCGAGTTGGTGTGTCGAATTCAAAACAGTCCCGGCGGCTTGGATGGCGGCCGTGAGCGGGCGCCGCGTCAGTAAGGAACCAAAGACCGCCAGCCACATCGCAGGTTGTCCAAACGCCTGAAACACGTCCGTTGTGGCTTCCTGACTGGGCGGGGGGCGCATCGCGGGCGGTTGTGCCGCCAATTCGTGGCGGGTCATGTCTTGCCTATCGGCCGCAAGACGGTCGCGCAAACCCGTCACTGCGCCCGCGACAAGTGGGTTGGCTGGACGTGCCGCTGGCCTTGGGGAAGGGGGCGGGGTTAGATCAATTTGGTCGTCCGCCATGCGTTACCCCGTTGGGTTGCCGGTGACGTTAACGGTCGGGCGAGCGGCAGCGCCAGCAAGCGTCGCCAAAGAAGCAGCCAATTGGTTGTCTTGGGCAAGCTGCGATTGCATGATTTGACTGTAAAGCTGCGAACCCAATTGAGCCTCGCTCACCCCTGTTTGCAGCAATTGCGTGGCAATTTGCGCACCCTGGCTGACAAGGGTGTTATCGACGTTGGCCAAATCTTGCGCTTCGGCGGACGATCCGGTCATGCCGCGAGAAGCGTATTGGCTTCGGATGGCAGCTTTCGCAGCGGCGCCAGCTTGATTGATGCCTTGCTGCACACCTGGGGGGAGGGTGCCAGACGTGAGGTAGCTCGTAAGCTGTTGCGATTGAGCCGTCAAGTTGTTCGCCGTGTTTGCCACTTGGTTATAACCTGGGATCGCCGAAAGCCCCTTGTTTGCATTGAGGGCTTGGTAGCCCATCAAAGCGGCGGGCAACAACAAATTGGCGTTGCTGGAGACTGCGTTCCCCAATGTATCCAGCGATGGGTTATGAATGAAATTTCCGATGGAGTTTCCACCATTGGGCGTGCCCCCGGCGTTTGGAGCCGCACTTGGCGTGCCAGTCCCGGCTGAGTTGCCAACAACATTTGAATCAGCCGGGGGAACATAATCGGGCGGCGTCGGCGGAACCGGAAACGTATTCGGGTCCGTGAAGTTTGCCACCGGGCTTGCAGTCGGAGACGCCGTTGGCGTGTTTTGGGGCGGTGTCTGGTCAAAACCAGACGTTGGCGTTTGATCAACTGGCGTTGTCGCATTTTGAACCAAAGCCAAGTTGGCCGGCCCGTTCCCCGCAATGCCCAACTGGTTTGTCAAAGCGGTAGAATCGGCCGAACTCAAAGTTGTTGTCGGGCTTGCCGTAGCAGAGGCGACATTCGTCAACCCACCGGAGACATCGCTTTGCGCAGTTGGGGACGCGGCATTGATCGGGTTGCCGGCCCCATCTACGGCCGAACTAAAATTGAGATTTGTCGTGTCGAGGCCAACGGTCGAAGGAGCCGCTGTCGCCACAGCAGACGCGCCCGGCCCTGAACTGGACAAGCCAGCACCAGAACCCGCCGATGCGCCGATTGATGTTTCTGGTGTCGTAGTGGCCCCGCTACCCGACAAAGAACCTGCAAGAGCGCCGCTAGCAGCCCCGGTCAAAGCGCCGGTCAATGGATTGGTGCCGCCCGCCACACCGGAAATGGCGCCGCCAGCCGCGCCGGCCAAAGCGTCTGCCGGAACAGCACCAATATCTAGAGTGGACCCAATTAACGGACCCGCAAAACCCGTAACCGCGCCGCCCAAAGCTCCAAGACCAGCATCCTTGAGAATGTTCCCCCCGGTAAGCGCCCCTTCCCCCGCGCCAAGAGCCGCGCCGCCTGCAATACCGCCAAGAGTATCCCCAATCAGCGTTCCCGTGCTTACCCCAAGAAGCGACGTGCCGGACAAACCAACAGCCTCCGCCGTTGCCGCGCCGGCAGTGGCGAAAAATGTGCCTATGGCATCGCCAATGGCTGCTACTGCGCCCATTTCGGCTCCTTTTCTAAGCCGAGGCGAAAAAGCTCGCCATAGGGTTCATAGCCAAGGCGACGATAGAGCGTCCCTAACCGAGGACCAGAACCACGAATGCCGGCGCGAGCAAAAACCTCCGACACCCCGCGCTCGCGCAAGCGGTCAACCGCGTTGCGTTCTAACTTCATGCCCAAGCCTGGAAAATCCGGGGAGGCATAAACAGGAAAATGCTGCGCCATCCAGTGATCGCCATCCAGAGACGGGGAAATGATGGACATCAAATACCCGAACATCCGGCCGTTCATCCGCGCGGTGACAATCTGCATCATGCCCATCTGGTCGATTTTGCGCGCAATGGGGATGTTCTTGGTGCGGAAATCGTCCACGTCCTGTCCGGTCACAACCATGTGCTGCCGAAACAAGTCCTGAGCATCGCGGAACCAATCGTCAAACCGTTCGACGTTGAATGTCATCCCGTCAATGTCTTTTGCTTTCGGGGCGAGCGCGGCCATCGACATTTGTCTTGCCGTCCGTGCCAGCTTTGTTAACTGTGGCGAATATGCCACGGCATACCGATGCTGCGCGAGCAGATCACCCGAAACTTTCGTCTGGTCCCACTCATGCCACCACGCCGTATCGTGCTGGTATGGGAGGCAATGCTCAAACACTTCAGCGCAGACATCCTCGCGCGGCAAATCCTCGAACCGGACGGACAGAACGCCGGGAACCCGCCGCTCAATTTGCGCCAACTTCTGGTCCGTGCGACGGATGATCTTGGCCATCGCGTCACGATCAAAGACAATGCCCGTTGCGGTCAAACTTTGCATAACCGCGTCTGTGTCACGGCGCAGCACGACAACCCGAAGGTTTGGCCATTGGCGCATAGCAAACCGCCAGAATGGCGCCGCCGCCGTTTCAACAGACCCCGTGTTTGGTTGTTTGAACCAAGAGACAAGATCGTCCTTGGTCCGCATACGCAAAATCTCATCGTGCCCGCATCGCCAATCGCGATAGGACAAAAACCGCGACATCCAATATGTCCGCGACCTCGGCGGTCCGAAAACGAGGAACGGCGGCGCTGTCATGCGACCCCAGGTGGCGCGGCCGATGGGGTAGGCGATGGCGGCGCGGTCTTGCCACTGGCCGCCCGCAACAAAGCAATGAACCCTTCCTGAATTTGTTTTTCAGCAGCGGCCAAGCCGGCCTGATCCGTTGTCGGCAGAGATTTCAATTGCTGGATGAAGGCACCCGCCTCTTGTGCGATCTTTTGCGCAACCTTGCCCAGCGTCATGGCCGGGGTTCCTGGCGCCATACCTGGGGCCGGAGCCGGCATACCTTGCGTCGCGCCCGCCACAACCGGACTTGCCGGCGCCGTCATTGTCTCGCTCATGAAACCCCCAATGAATCAGAAGCCGCTTCGTGTTCCAGGCGATGCAGATAAATCCAAGCCTCCAACTGAGACGGGTTCTTGAAATCAACCTGTTCCAAGTTGCTGCCTTGCGTCTTTAACACACCATTGAAATCGTTGTGTGCAAGCTGATTACGCGCAAGCCACCGTTCCTGCTGTTCGGGATCGATCGGATCAAGTGCGTATTCCGTCAAGGACACACCGTATTTGGCTTGGATCGCTTGCCGGATCAAAGCATGGGAGTCCCTATGAGCAAAGCTCCACACTGCCCAATCGGATGCCGTCCTCGGCGTATTCATCAAATCCGCGAGCATATCACTCTCCCGACCGGTTCCGGTTCCCGGTCTTGTGAGCCACCCCGATCAAATGGGAACTCGCACCCGGACCAAACGGCGTATCGGCATACCGATCCGGCATTGGCATTTCCCAACGCGAGCCATGGATGCCAGGGGCATAATTGCTTTGATGGTTTACCCCATCGCTTCGGTCCGTGGATATACCGTTCGGCGTGACGGCCACCATTCCATTCGGGTTCTCGCCGTTGGCGTAGAAACGCTTGAACCGATCCCTACTCATGCGACCTCCTAGCCGACCATGGCTTCTATGTCTCTATACGCCAAGCTCAAGCCAGATAGCAAGAAGTCCGCCGAAGTGCTTGTAATGACAGCACCAATAGCAGTGCCGGGGACGTTTGCGGTTTGGCCGCCCCAGCTTGGGAGCGTGCCGTTCGGCGCGACAATGTTGGGGTTGGTCAAGTTCTGGGCGGACTGCGACGAAAGTCCAGATGGATATGCCCCGGCTTGAGTGTTCCATCCCTCGCCTTGCATTGTCGCGGTCAAAGCCACGCCACTTTGCCCCGGCGATTTGTCGGTTATCCTGTAGAACATGAGCAAGGTTTGCTTCATGACCATTTCTCGTTCGCCACCATAAAGCTTGGTCGCAATGGTTTTCGCCAACGACGTGGAAGGCTGGGCAAACAGTGGATACAAGCTGATACCATCCGTGCCCCATGCCGTCATGGCGGAATTTTGTTCCTGCGTTCCAATAAATGTCAGGTTTACCGACTGGGTTGCAACGAAATAATTTTTCTGATCCCACGCGACCATGACATTCCGAGGCGCCATGGTGTTCGGGTCCACCACGGTCATGAGAAGCAAATAGACCGGGATTGTATGGATGTTCGCGACGGCCGAGGAGGGCAGCAGCGCGCTTCCGCTGGGAGGGAAAATGGCGTTGTCAAACAAGTCATTGATCTTGCTGGACACCCGCCGCACATCGCCGCCGTATATGCCTTGGATGCCGTTCTCATTGGCAAACAAAACAGACTGCCCGAAATCCTGGATGCTGTCGCGCCACGCGGCGCCGATTTGGCTGTTCGTGTTCTGATAATTGAACGTGGTAGAAGATGGATTGCCGCTGGTTTGCACGTTGGAAATCACGCTAACCGACGAATCACCCATGGGATACAAGTAGCCGTTGGATTGACGCAGGGCGGTATAGGTTGCCCTCAAAAACCGGTCGCTTGACGAATACAAAAGGCCGCCCGCCGACGTGGCAAAATTGGTGACAGACCCCGGAGCCGATACAACAAACGTCCCGGCGGGGTTGGCCGACCCGTTTTGTGCGCCCGAAGAAATCCACACGCGATTAAGAAAAGTCTCAATTGAAGTCCCGGAAATGCCATACGGCATGAGGGACAACGTAGCCGACGCCGCGTTGTTGAACCCCGGCGACACGATCACGGCCGGCACAGATGTATAGCCCGACCCCGGCGCCGTCACCGTAACAGACGCAATGGCGCCACCAGACATATTAGCTACGGCTGTAGCCCCTGTTCCTCCGCCACCGGAAAACGAAATAGCTGGGGTTGCAATGAACCCACCGCCACCGTTAGACACCGCGACGGAAGATACCTGCCCGGCGCCGATCAAGGCAATCGCCGCCGCGCCCCCCCCCCACCGCTGGCGAAAGAGACCGTTGGAGTGCTGGTGTAGCCCGATCCGTTGGCCGTCAAACCTATCGAAACCACAATCCCGCCGGCAACCGTGAAAACGCCCGCCGCCCCCGAACCGCCACCACCACCGGAAAACGCCAGAGCGTGAACGCCGTTCGTATATCCTGTTCCCCCGGCCAAAAGGGTAATGGCTTCGATTGTTGAAGCTGCCAAGGACGCTATCAGCACGGCAGCGGTATCCCCTCCGCCACCTGAAAAAGCTACCTGCACAACGTCATTTGGCAGATATCCCGTCCCCGCATTGGTAATCTGGTAAGAAACCACCGATCCGTTCGCTATCGCGGGCGTGAGAGTGACGCCCGAACCGGAACCCCCAAATACGGTGTAGCTTGGGGTGCTTGTGTAGCCCGCTCCCGCGCTGGTCAACTGACCAATCTGATAAGGTCCAACGGCGCCAGCGCCATACAGCACGGCCCCATCCCAAATCCAATAATCGTTGGACGTATTGTTGTTCCCAATAAGCAAGTATTGCTCGCCGCTTTGAACGCCAAACGGCAACTGGCCACCACGATAAAATGTGCTGAATGTGCTGGTAATCGTAGTCACGGCCCCGTTGGATTGAGCCACTTGGACAGCCGTCCCGTCGCTCAGAAAAATTGCGACGTATTGCGCGGTTCCAATGTTAAACCACGAAAAATACACGATTTTTTTGCCGCCCGTCGCGGTATAGAGCGCCGTTCCTTTATCCCAAATCGTGCGCAATCCTGCACGCCCCACCAACAAAAAATTTTCAAGCCAAAAAAACTCTTGGTCCGCTATGGCCGTGCGGGCGTCCTCTTGGTTCATTCCCGAAAACGGAAACGCCGAGTAGAATTTCATATCATTGGGAATGTTCAGCGCTTTTTGTTCGCGCTGCGTCAAATCGGCAAGCCTCCGATTGCTTTCAGACATTACATCACCGCTGGATATCGTGTCGGCACCTTGCCACGGTCTACCGACCCGCGACGCTCCGTGTTGCTCGCCAGGAAACGGCTATACATGATTTCTGCGGACCCGAATGCCCCGCGCGCTTCATACGCTCTGGCCGCAGCATAGTATTTGACGCCGGTTCGGAACGGGTCGGGGATCACGTCGTAATCGTCGTTGTTATAGATTGGGCCAGCCGTGCAAAATGTATCCCATTCCATCTCGTTTGCCGACTGCGGGACTGGGAACAACCAAACTTCCCCGGCTTCCCCGTCGTTGTAGACCGAAAACACCACCGGATAGTTGGTCACAAGGATGATGTTGGACCGGCAAAACGCCTGAAATTCCTCGAACGGCATCCAATCCAAAGAAGGACGCACAGCGCCGCCCCAAGACCCCGAAACCGAAATCACGTCGCAAACGCCGCGCAAACCCCTGAATTGTTGGTTCAGATAGTTGTTGGCATATCCGATAAAAGGATACCGCTCTTGACCCGGTATGGTGCTGAATGTGCTTCGGGGCGTTGACCCAGGCATAGCACCGCCTGCCACGGCAGAACCGGGCACGGCCGAAGCCCCAAAGGGAGAAATCCCCACGATCAAACGACGAACGCACCCCGTCAGTTCGGAAGTCGCGGCGCGGGCGTCGTTGATGTATCGGATAAGCTGGGGTTGCGTGACAAACAACCCCTGCTGATCCCGGATTAAGTCCCTGGTTTCGTCGATGTAGTCTTGCAGAGACACACGGGGTTAGCCCTGTTGAATCCACAGGAAGTCATTCTGCCCACCGACACCCAAGGTCAGCGTCGCCACCGTCAGCGCCGTAGCACCGATGGCCAGCGCGGAGATGTTGGACGTGATGCCGCCGATATGACCGCCGTCAATGAGCGTCTGACCGGTCGCGGTGATGACCGTGCCGCTCAGTGCACCCGTGATGCTCGCGGGGCGGGTGCGGAGGAACGATGCTTGGCTGTTCGGGTTGGTGTAAGCCGTCGCCGTGGTCGGGATGCCCGTGCCTTGGGTGACGATTTCCACCGTGCCGGTGTAGCCGGTGCCGCCGTTGGTCACCGCGTAGGACGTGACCGTCCAATCCATGATGACCGTCGCCGCCGCCGAGGCGCCACCGCCACCCGCGAAAGACAGGGTGGGCACCGTGCCGGACGTGATCGGAAACCCGTGATCGGTGCAAATAACCCCGGTAACGGTCTGCAACGTAGAAAGGGTCGTGGTCGCGGTCGCGCCGCCGCCAACCGTGTCCCGAGGATCGTTGAGCAGCGTCACGGACGGGGCGGTAAGATAACCCGCACCTTGGTTCAGGATCGTGATCGAAGTCACGGCGCCGGCCGAAATGGTGGCATAACCCGTGGCTGGGATGCCGGGGGATGGCGGCGGAGCGATGAGAACTTGCGGCGCATAGACGTAGTTCGATCCCGCAGTCACAACCGAAACCGTGGTGCTGATCGCCGCGCCCATGATGGCAACCCATTTGGAGTTGCCCGCCGAAGGCGTGATCGTCGGGGCCGAGGTATAACCCGCGCCGGCCTGCGTCAAAAGCGCGCCAACCGGGCACGATGTCTGGTTTGCCACGCGATAGTTGCTGCCGTCGCTGTCCACCTGCATCCACATGCCGGGGGCGGCGCCAACCGGGCGCCAAATGCCCATCACGGGGTCGAGGGTTTGCACCGACGAATACGGGCCGGGCGTGAGGTTGAAATACCCCGGCGGAACAATGAACACCTGACCGGCCTGCAACGAGATTTGGTTGCTGCCAATTTGGTTCAACGGCAGGGAGATACCAACGCCACCATAACGATTAGGCATGGGAGAAGTTCCTTATACCAGGGGTTGGCCGTTAAAGCCAGTTTGAGACGCGATAGCAGGCGGCGGAGACGGCGGGCCAGACCATGCGGGCGATTGAAGCCCGGTAAAGTGAGCGCCCGAGGAAGGTTTCATGCAGCACATATTCAACGCCGAAACCAAGACGCCGATGCTGGCCAACTGGCCTTGCGGGATCATGGACTCGAACCCGGTGAAGAACATTTGCACCGAGGGGTGCATGAACATCGCAAGGTAGCGCGAGTTGATCGCATACATTTCGCCCACCGGGCAGAACATATCCGGGAACACCGGCACATCGAGGATGCGAACCGCACGGAACCCGGCGTTGACCGGGTTATCGCGGCCATACCGCGAACGGGGATCGGTGTTGAACACCTCGGCGCCCATGAAGTCCGCCATCAACGATGCCCAGTTGATTGGGTTCATCACGATGAAGTCTGGCGCCTCGCCGCCGGCACCGGTCTGCGTCTTGATGATCGCGTTGGCAACGCCGAGGCGGTTCACGATGGTCGCGCTGTTCGGGTAATACTGGCCCTGCCAGTAACCGTTGGTGCGCGGGATGCCGCCGTAGGTGGCGACGTTGGTGCCGTTATCGTATGCACCGACCAAAGAATCCAACGCCAGCGGGTTGGACGTGTAGGAGTAAAGCGAGGTCGCAAGCGCCTGCTTCATCACCACCGCCGCATCGGATGTCACCGCCCGAAGCTTGGGGATGACGACTTCCGAGGACTGAATGATGCTTTCAAACCCGAAGAAGCCGATGGGCACCATGCCGGCTTTGAGGTTGAACTGCGCGTTGTTCAACGCGACCTGATCCTGCGGGATTTGGAAGTCGCCGCCGAAACCGCCCCACTGGAACGACGTGAAGGACGAACCCTGCACCGGGAAGGTAATCTGACCGACACCGCCCATCGCGGCCTGCGTGTTGGCCAGCAAAAGCGAAAGCAGCGGGTGCGACTGGTAGACCTGCACATAGACGCTGGGGATGATGGCCCGGCGCGTGATGTAGCTCAATTGCTGCCCGGTAAGACCACCGGGAACAATGCCGCCGCTAAGCGCGCTGGTAAATTGGGTAGAACCTGACATTTACCGTGGCTCCTTATGCCGCATTGCCGAGGCGAAGAAAATCGGGATCGCGAATGATGCTGCGCAGTTCGTCGTCCTGCCAGCGCGTCGGGTTTTTGTGCAAATTGGCCCACGCCGCGTCGTCGGAAGCCGTGCCGAACGGGTCAACCGTGGACGGTAGATAGTCATGGCCAGCCATAGGACCGGGACGTGGCAAAGATTCCGACACCCACGCGGCAGCGGCTTCGATATCGGGGTTGTTTTCTTCCCGCATCCGGTTCATGACCTTTTGCATGGTCTCATCCGAGAACCCGCGCTTGGCTTGAATGGCGGAAAGGCGCCGCGCAAGGTCGGTTTCTTGCGCTTTTTCCTCGCGCTCGCGATCCTTGGCTTCCCGTTCGGCCCATTTTGCTTCAAGCGCCGCCACACGGGCGCGCTCTTTTTCAAGCTCAGCCATGACAGGCGTCAAAACCGCTTCGCGCTGCCGGCGAAGGGGGAATTCCGCCGATGGGTTCAACGTCTCAACCAGCTTTTCAGCTTGCTCCGCCGTCCGGGGATCGCCCAACATGCGTTCAAGCAGGTTGGCGCCGTTTTGAACCAGCGTCAGTTGGCCAGAATCAACTTGCACAACGCCCGGCATGGTCAGCGCGCCTTGCCAACGCCGGAACCGACGTGCTCAATGTTATCCGGCCGCGACCGCAACCCGTCCGGCATACCGATGCTCGACGCGCCGATGTCCATCATCGGGAACGGAACCCGCTTCATCAATGGGTCGTCCATGTTGATCGTCTTCACATATGGAGAAAACGGGCCGGGCGGATTATTTTTGGTTTCCATAGCCATGACGGGAATCCTTCTGGATTACATCGCGGGGGGTTGATTGGGCGGCGCCATGCGTTGCAAAGCAGCCATTTGCGGGTTTTGACGGGCGGCAGCGATGGATTGCATCAGCGTCTGAGCAGTCGCTTGGGCCTTCTCTTTAGCTTCGCCCATCTGCTTGGAAAGTTCCGTCGCGACCTTTAAGATCGCGGCATGAAGCGGGGTGCCAATCGGGATTTGCGGGATTGCTTCGTTGATTAGCTGCGCCGCGCCGGACAGCTTTTCCATCGCTTGGGCGATGTTCCCCGGATTTGTCTGGGGGATGGTGTGAGGGCCAAGATTGGCCGGCGGGGCGGTCATGCCTTGCGGACCCATACCCGGCGGCAAACCGCCACCAGGGACGCCTTGCGGCATCGGCCCCTGCATCCCGCCCATCATTTCAGGCCCTAAGCCCATGAAACTCCTAAAGGAAAACGCCCGGCGCAACGCAACCGGGCGCTTGCCGGTTACTTGCGGCCGTGCTTACGGCCCTTACGGAAACGGATCATGACTGGTGTCCTTACAAAGGTTGCCCCGAGAAACCACCCACCGGGGACGCCGGAACCCCGGCGCGCTGGCATCTTAACTTGTCGCTTTAGGGAAAGTCAACAACCCATTGATATATAGTGAATTGGTCATGCTAAATTATTTTTTGTGCCCGCCTTTGTGCGGGAAGGCCAGTTCGGGGTGTTCCTGAACCAGCTTCGCTTGAGCGATTTCCTTGCGTTCCGCGTCTTCGATAAGCGCATCTTCGGCGGTCGGGTGCACCATCTCGACGACCCTTTGCGGCGATGCGGCGCCGATGGAATGAAGCTGGAATGCCAACTGGCGGGCTTCTTCGCGGAACGCCGGAGACGCCGAATGACTGTCCACCGCCACCTTGGCGCGGTCGGAAATGTGGCGAAAACTGAAGCTGACCGGTTGCATACCTTCGGCCGGAGGTTCAAGGCCGGGAGGCATCTCGGCATCAATCTCGGCCGATTTGATTCCTGGCATCACCCATGCGGTCATGACCTCGGTCGATTTGGCCTGTAACAGCGAAAAGCAAATCCCTCCAACTTTCTGAACCGATCGTTCAATTTTAAGGGACGCATCCTTATGCCGTGCCGCGCCAGTCCGCAGCAAAGTTTCGGCATGACCCTGCGACCGAACGCCTCCATCCCCTTCGCCCCGAGTGATCGCGGGAGTTCCCCCAATCACATCGAACATGGCGTTGATCTGGGTAAAGTCGCGCCATATGTCGGCAGGCAGTTCTTTCGCAAGGTCTTGAATTTTTGCCGATGGGCTGCCGTCCGTAAAAAACCCACCGGGGCGATTGAGCTTGGCATAGGCGTTTTGGTTGACCGATGTGGACCCGGACATAAACCGAGGCGGGTCTTCCTGCTTCCGCAGCATCATATTGATGCCGTCAATTCGCTTGTTTATGCTGCGTTGCAACAGGGCGACAAGGTAGACGTATGATATCCCCCAGAAATACCCATCCAACGGCTGAGGACAAAACTCGACAAACCCATGCTTGCCGGCCAAAGGATTGAACTGATCGTGTTGGCCGTGCTGGGAAGCAAAAGCGTTGAACAGTTCGTCGTTCCCGAAAACGATTTCCTCGCCGACAAGGGTAATCGTGGCCCAGTCGTCTTGAAGGTGGTTCCACACCCATAGCTCGTGCATGGGCACAAGATCGGCCACCACGCCGGCTTGCATGACCGGCTGAGGGGAGTAAAGGTGCGTCACCATGCCGCCGGATTGCTGAGCCGGGGAACCCGCCGAGGTATAAGGGTAAAGCCCGCCAACAATGACCTGTTTCAGCACATCGTTGGATTCTCCGCCGTCGCGGGATTTGACCGATATGCCGTCCACCGCCTTCATCAATTCTTTTTGGCGTTCCCGAGGCAGGCCGGAAATAATCTGCGCAAAGCGGCTGCGGGTCGGATAGGTGGAATGAACGAAAGCTTCCTGCCGGTCTAAGGTCGTGATGCTCTCATTGTAAACTCCGAACGCCTCGGGCTGGATCAAATAGGGTTCAAGCCCTCCCCTGGACCACACCATCTGCATGATGGATTTGCCCTTGATCATAGCCCACAGCGCGGCCGTGCCGCACGCCTCGTCCACTTCGGCGTTCGTCATGTGCTGGTAAAGCGCCGCCGCCGCCGCCATACCCTTGGCGCGCTCCACGGGGGACACCTGACCGTAGTAATCAATCGTGAACCGAAGATCGCTTGGGGAATACAGGAACGCCAGCAAGTCCCGGATGAAGTCCTGCGTTCGCAGGAACGTCTGCGGAACCCCATCCTCGGAACCAGTCAGAAACAGGTTCTTGAACGCCAATCCATTCTGGATGCGCTCAGATCGGGACTCCGTGCAAGCCCGGACAATTTGTGCCGCCCATGGGCCACGGTCGCGTGTTGGAATTGTCAGCGCCATGTCTCATGCTTAACACGTCGCTTTAAGTCCCGGCAATAACCGATTGATCTATCTCGCCCCGCTGGCGTAATCGGCAATGATGGTAGCGTGAGGAACGGCACTATCTCCAGGCCGTTTCCCTGGCGCCTGCAAAATAGGCTGTATGGCGGCGCCTTTGTCGGCCGTAAACCGAACCGCGCTGGGATCAACCTGAGCGCGCTCCCCGAAAATCGAGGACAAGTCGGCTTTCATGTTCATCATTCTGCCAGGGGTCGGTTGCGCTTTCTTCCCGGCGCCCCAGAAGTTGTCCGCTTTCTGTTGCAGGTGATGCGGCAGTTTGGGAGCGGCGCTTTCGCCCTCCCGCGCCCGGTCATTGATATCGGTCGCGCCAGCGTCTTGCATTGCGATTTCCATCGCCATGTCATGCGCGCGAACCGGGATCGCTCCGACTTGGGCCGGCGCCTTGCCGGCGGCCACATCCATACCAATGTCCGGCATGTTGCTCTGGCGGACTTTGCCCCCACATTTCTTTTTGGGGCACGGAGGGGTCTTCACCTTTGCCGGATCATCGGTCAGGCGCAACACCGAGAACCGGCCCCCACAAGTGCGGCACCTGAAAAAATGCTGGTAACGCGGACGGTCATCCATCATGCCACCATCATCCCCGGATTTACGAACCCATCCGGCATGCGCCAACAAAACGGCTCCCGGACAATCGGGTCACGGTTATACGGCACAGACCAAAAGCCTGTAGGAACCCACCGCCGAAGCAAATGATCGCGGCGCGTAGTTTTCCGCCACACCAAGGCCATGGCCATGTTGTCAGGGTCGTCAGGGTCAAACTTCGCCTCAATGATTGTGCCGTCCCGAGGGGCGGTTTCAATCAAGTCCCATCCATCACTGGCCTTATCGGTCACGTCAATTTTTTCCGGGGAAAGATTTTTCTTGTTTTCAGCCGGGGGCTTCATTTTGGCTTCTCCATGCCATGATCGCGGCCACTGCCGCGTTCAGTGTTTCGGGTAAGGGTTCGTCCGATATCACGAAAATCATCTCAGGGTCTTCCACGATTTGGACAAACGCCAATCGCAAAGTGGGATGCAGTTTCATGCGGCGGGCGGGCTTTGCGGCCCATGTAGGGTGGATTTCCAAGCACGCCAGACGATCTATCGTCACATCAACCCCCGCTGTTCAAAGAAGGTCCGCGCTGGCGGAAGGTCCGCATCGTCATCGGAGGACCGCATAATGCTAAAAATCCGCCGATTGAGCGTTGAAGCTATCGGAGAGATCGGCGCGGTGGTTGCTCCCTTACCCCCGTCCCAGCTTAAACCGTGAGCAATCAGCCCGGCTCGCAAGTTCTCGATCCATGTGATATTGGCCAAGGCCGTGGCGAAGGTCCGGTCATCCCGGTTGTGGCCCTGTGCTGCGGCACCAATGTCTGAATTGTCCTGCCGAACGGTGGACATCTCGTCCAAAAGCGGAACCGACCGAAGTTCCAGAAGGTTCATCACCCAAGAATCCCGCATCATGTTCATCATGCGGAATTTCAGGTCGCGGCCGATCTTGCTGTTATACATGTAGCCGGGACCGGGGCTGTCGATCCGACGATACATATACCAGTTGGCCGCGTTCAAGAAATCGTTGTCGTCGCCACCAATGGCAAGCGCTTTCACCCGGCCCTGATAAAGCTCCGACCGCATCATGAGGCGCAAATCTTCAAACGCCTGCATGACGGCCGATCCAATCCCACCGGTCATGTCAATGTTGATGCGGCAGTTCGCGTATTTCCCTGCCAGATACGCCGTCACCCACGCACAATGCCGCGTTTCGGGGATGCTATCGGCCCATTCCGCGACTTGCACCAGCTTATCGGCATAACACCGGTAAACCTCCACCGCGTGATTGTTCGATGTCTCGCTTCTTCCCCCGGCCGGGTCCACCCCTATAACATAATAGCCGTCTGGGTGCGGTTGCTCCCACACCCTGAGCTTAATCATGTCCGTGGGGATGTCTTCGGTAATCTCCTCCACCTTGGACATATGGTATTCTTCGCCGAGATAAAGACTGTATGCCTTGTAACCGTATCCACCTTCCTCCACCGACGCCGGTTCGGCCGAGGTAATCTGCTCTCGAACCTTGGCGACAAGCCGGGCTTGGAAAAACGACACGCCGGATTGAATGAACGCCTGAGCCGCGAACCACGGCTGGTTCTGATCCATCTCATCTCCGGATGCGTTAGGCTGCGTTAACTGCCAACGATACCAAGCCAGTTGGCTCGCATCTATCTCAAACCCGTATTCATCCCGCACCCGGCAAATCAGTTCGTTCTCTTGCGGGTTGGGCGGATGCAAACCGAACGCCTCAAAACGACGGTCTGTTATCTTGATCCGCTGTAGATCGTGCGACCACCATCCGACAAAAATGCACTTGGACGTAAATTCGTCCGCGACCGCCGCTTCCCATATGTCTTTCCAATGGTTCGGACCGTGCGCCGTACTCTCGAAAATATAGAGCGCGCGAGGGTTATCCGGGGCCATGGTGTGACGGAAAGACGATATGCCTTCCTCCTTGCCGTAGTTGGCCACCTCGGTCAGGTGCCCCAACATATATCCCTCACCCTCGGCCCAAGCTACTTTGGACCGGCCGGCTGTCAGCAAATCAAGGCGCGAACCATTGGAAAATGTGAGCGAGAATTTATTGCGCTTTAAGGTCTTGAACCCCTTGCCCATGAATGCCTGCAACGAGGCAAGGTAGGATTCCAGCGTGCCTCGGTTTTTGGCCGTGTTTTTGTCGGTGTCGGAAACCACGCACCCAATGGTGTTGGGATGCAACGCCAACCAAAACAGGACAATTGCCAGCGTGATGGTGGTCACGCCCAACTGCCGGGATTTCAAAATGTAGAAAGTGTGGATATCGTGTTCTAGGCCATCGACAATGGCCTCCATAACTCGCTTCTGCGAGGTCCACAGTTTGAGTTCCATCCCTTTGCCATCGGGATCGGACGCGGCGTGCTTGCTCTGAATCCGCAGGTTGGCAATGTATTTGCGGAAAAGCGGAACCCAATGCTGCTTATTTGTTGTCATGGGCCGCCATCACCATTTCGGTCAAAATTTCATTTATTGGCCCGGCAACTTGCGCGTCTCTGGCAATTCCCCATTGCGCCCATAAAGCGGGGTCTTTCGCGGCTGCACGCTGATTTCCTGCGGCATACCTCGCCGCCGCCCACATGGCATGCCTTGCCGCCCAAACTACATTATCCTCGGCGGCAGTAGCCCCCAAATGCATCAAAGCATTTAAGGTGTGCTTGTTTGCGTCGCGTCGTAAATTTTCATCGCCATTTTTAATGTATTCTTCAACAACGTCGGGCACACACCATAAATGGATAACGTCCAAGGCGCACAATCTGGCAAATTTTCTCAAAATTAAATTTGCCTCTAGACTCCATAAAAGTTCAGTTTCTGTGCTTACATACACATTGTTGCCGCCATCAAGAACTTCCCCTTTTATTTTGACGCAAAGAAGCGTGTCGCCAGTTGCCCACTCAAGAGCTTCCGTTATGCGCTGTGATCCGGCTAAATTTTTTGAAACCGGGGGGAAATCATCGCGGTTTATGAAATTCCAAGCGATCACGCGCCCAAGTCCTTCACGACGGCCGCGATGGCCGGCTCCCACCATCCCAACCGAGGCTGGCGGTAAATCTTCATGGACGGATACCACACCGTATCCGACCCCTTCATGCCCCACCGCCAGCAGGCGTCATAGCGGGACAGCATGAGGGTCGGGACGCCAAGGGAGGCCGCGAGGTGGCAGATGGCGGTGTCTACGGTGACCACGCGGTCAAGTTTGGATATGATGTCGGCGGTGTCCTGCCAGTCGTTGACCCCAACGAACCGCAATTCATCGCGCTGCAATATGACGTGGTTCCCGCCCGCGCCCATGACCGACTGTATGATCGGGGCGAACCTTCGCTCGTCTAAAGATCGCCGTTGATCCGTTGCGTGCGCTGCTGGGTCTTCTGGCCTCGGGCCACCGGACCAACAAATTCCGGTTGTTCTAGGCGGGACAAATCGGTCCATGTTCACCGCATATTTCAGCGGCGGCGGCACCGTCTCCGGCGTCGTGCCGAATAGCAACGGCAGGCTCATGAGACTGGTCTGAACGTCAAACTCCGGCACAACGTCCCGGCGATGCACGATGATCTTGGCTGGCAGACATTGGAACAGCCGCTCCAACTCCGCTTGCGTCTCGACCACCACCGAAGCAGCAATCTCCGCAACCAACGGGACATACCGGGCAAACTGAATGGAATCCCCGAACCCTTGCTCAGACCGCAGCAACACCCGCTTGCCACGCAACCCATCCAAGTCACCCGTGTAAAGCGGAGCGCCTTTGTATTGCCACGGCGATACCGGGGAGGGAATGTGCCACCGGGCCTCGAACTTGGGCCATCCCTCCGCCCACCGCCCCATCCGCAGCAATGTGAACGCCTCGCCGGCTTGGGCATGAGCATAGCCCGGCTGTAATTCCTGCGCCCGCCGATAATGATGAAGCGCCCCTTCTTCCTCGCCCAGATAAGAGCAAAGCGTCGCCATGCCGTGATGGCATTCCGGGTTGTTCGGATCAATCGTCACCGCCCGTTCAAGGCAGGCAAACCCTTCCGGGTGCTCTTGGCGCATCATGTAACACGCGCCCAGCTTGTGCCACGCCGAACCGATGGAATAGTCCCGCCGGATCACATCGCGAAACGCCTCGGCCGACGCAAGGAAATCCCCTTTCTCAAACAAAGCCATGCCGTGGTTCATGTGCAGCATGATGTTCTCGGGGTCCAAGGCAAGCGCCCGCTCAAACAACTCCGACGCTTCGGTCCAATCGTGCCGACGCATCGCAATCGCGCCCCGCGTCGCCAGACACAACGAAGGCTCATCCCCGGCAACCTCGGCCTCAATCACATGGCCAAGCGCCGCTTCCAAATCACCAAGGTTAACTTGATGCAGCGCAGCATAAAGGGTGGGGGAAAGCGTGGTCATTTTCGCTCACCATTACCCATTGCCGCGAACCAACCCACCCGGCATCCCGCCGTTTATGATCGCCTGCTGACGTGCCATCCCGGCAACCGTGGGGTCTTCCATCACCATCTTCTGCAAATGAGCCTGCGACCGCGCCTGACGCAACTCGGCCATCCGGTTGCCCTCCAAGGCACGATCCACATCCTGCATCAACACGATGTCCACCACGCGCGGGGATGTCACAATGGCACGCCCGAAATCGTCTTTCACCGACACCGCATCGTGTTGGGCATCGTCCGTCAATGTCTTCATCGCTGTCGTCGCGCGCTCAATCGCGAGATATTGCAGCATCATTCGCTCGACCTGACCGCGAACCAGAATTGTCAACGTCCACATGCTTCCGCTCCTTCATTGCCGCCTGAACGCGCCTGATCGCCGTTCGGCCGACTTTCAAATGAACCCGTATCCGTTCAACCGGCCAATGCAACGCCAGCAGACGCCTAATCTCCGGCTCTTGCGATGTGCGCGGTCTACCCACCGAAAACCCGTTCGAACCAAGCCGCCAGTCCGGGGTTGTTCACAAAGACCGACGACAATCCTAGCGTGATCGCCCGGACTGTGCGTTCTTCGTTGTCAGTTTCATCCACGCACCACGTATCGTAGATCGCGTGCAACAGTTCGTGCAACAGCGTTTCCGCTGTCTGACGCGGGCCATAGCTGTTGTCCACGCGGATAGTCCGGGTCGATCGTTCGCACTCACCGAACCGGTTTGCAGAATTGGCGCTGTGCGTATGCCAAACCTCAACCTTGTAGACCCATGGCCCAATTTTGACGGGCCCCGGCATGTCGGTGACGGAAATTGTCTCGGGCATTTTGGCGCCCTGTATCCGGGGGACAAACGCTTTGCGAGTGTTGGCGTCACGTTTCCCCGTCATGGCCTACTCCTCACGGCCGGTCAGCACAGACACCGCACTCGCCGACCGGCCGACAATGTGTCCAAAACCCTTGACCTTGCCGCTTTCGGACCGCGCATTCGCACCATCCAGCGCATCGCCAAGACGATCGCGATCTGGACCAGACACCTGATCCTTTACCAACTGGTCCACAACGGTATCCACCGGATATGACGGTGGGGTTGGCCGGGTGTCGCTATCGGGAACAGCGGCCAAATTCTCGTCCGGCACCCGCGTCCAATCATCGTGGTACAGCATGAAAGCGCCCCCCTTACGAAGACACTGGCGCAATTGGCCCCCAACCCAAGCGCCTTCATTATAGGCCACTTCGCTGTCGGCTGACGGATCGAAAGCCACGATCACACGATCAAAATATCCGCGCTCCCAGTCCAATATTATCGTTTGTGGATGCACAATAATCGCGTGCGGCCATTCCGCGTGAGCGGCCTCAAAGTTCCATGTGGCCACAATGGTTCGTTCAACGCCAACAGGCACGTCGGGGCTAGCCGTCTTTTCCGGGGCAAACAAGGCCGTTGCCAGATTATGCCGCATCTTTTCTTCAAGCTTATCCGAAGCGCGCCTCAAAGATCGCAAGAAGTCATCGGCATCCGTCTTTTGATAGACCGCGCCCGGCGCCGGCAGCACAGGATCAGACAACCCGCCTTCCGGAACCACACTGATAGTCCCGTCCGCGCGAAGAACCATCATCGGGTTCGCGGCTTTGTGGTGTGCCTCCCAAGCCTGAGCCAAAAACGTTTTGCCGAGACGGCTGTTCGCGATGAACACTTGATCGCTATGGACATCGAGGGCTTTCAGAAGCGCCTCCGGGTAGGAAAGCAACTTCGGATTGTCGCTCTCAGACATCGTTGCCTCCCATCAAAAACTTGTGAATCGCGACCGCCAGAAAACCAACATTGACATCGGCGTTGCGGACTTGAACCGCCAACCGGGCCGCCTCAAGCCGGACATCGTAGTCCGAAGGAAGGCCCGCAGCCTCGACCCCCGGACCCGGCAGCACAGCGCCAACATCCATCAGCCCGCGCTCCGACATCACATCCCGGACAAAACCAATCCGATCCGACATATCAACCCCCCATCTGCCGCACCACCCAAGCCTTCATATGCGCCACCACATCCGCAAGCGTCGCATGGTCCACAGCGCCACCCTCGCGCGGCCACTCATAATCCGGATTGGTCCGATCAACCGGAACCGCCACCGAACCTTCAACCACACCGCCCGCCGGCACGTCACCAACGTCACTCATCGCAAACCTCCATCAAGTAGGAAACAAAGCCCCGACCACGGGATCAAGCATCCCCTTGATCGTCCCATACGTCGCAGCCGTAAAGTGCACCCCATCCCAAGTCGTCCCCGGCAAAGCCGTCCCGTCCGACCCGCGAAACGCACCGTGCAAATCAACAACCGTCGCACCAAACGTGTCCGCAGCATCAGCCATCTGAAAACTGATCGTGTCCAGCCACGAACACCGCAACACACAATCCGCATCTGATTGCTTTGTCGGGAAACCCTTCTCCATCGGAACCGGCGTCGTCAAAACCAAATGAGGCGACCAATCCCGGCAAGCCGTCAGCAAAGCCGTCGTGTCCAACACAACCCTCTCCCATTGAGGATCATCCAACGGGATCCAAGTCAAGTTCACACCCAACTGTATCACCAATACCCTCGGACCCAAATTCTTCACCGCCGGAGGTATCCACGTCACGCCCTCGTTGATCGCAATCCCAGGCATCCCAATCGAATAACAAGGTGCACCACCCAAAACCTGGATCGGCGAAGCCTCCGCCCGGCTGTCCCCCGTCATCGCAACACACCATTCCAAACCAAGACCCTGCCTCAACCCATAAACCGCCGAAGCAATCCCAGCCCAATAGTCCGTCAGCGTCGTCGGAGAACCCATGACCACAATCCCCTATCTGTCACCAAACATATGACCAATACCCACCCACACACAACCCCCAATCGGTCATGACCCAAATTTTCTGGGGGAAAAAGAGGATGTGCGCTTCCGTCCCTGGGGCGCTCGCGTCCCATCGCCGCCCGACGTTCGCGGTTTGGTTCGGCCGGGCGCCACCCTGGGGGCCTCCGGGGCACGGGACCGTTGCCGGATCACACACATGGCAAGAATGGCGGAAATCTGCGAGCGTCAACCGCAGATGGGATATTATGTAATCTTGTCGTTAGTTGTTAGCGATTAGTTGCTGATATATAGTCGAGCTTAACAACACCGCATTGTTGCGCAACGATAGGCTGTAACCCATTGATCTATGGTGTCCTCGCACAGTCATCGATCCGTGAACATTCCAGCCTTCCGCACCGCTTTCGGAGGCTTCGGGGCCAGCGTGGGGGGTGCGCCGTTTTTCTGGGGGAGCGAGCGTGAGACCCCTAGCGCGTTCGCGGCGCAGGCGTGTTGGGTGGGAATGGTAGGGAATGCGGGAAGTGTATCGTTTGATAGTGTTTCCCGTTTAGGCTTGATTGGCCTGCCTTTTGTGGTGCGGCAGGCTGGGCAGCGTCTTCTAGCCGAGTCTACGACGGCTTCGCGTGGATAGAGTGGGTGGCGTTGAAGGAATGGCGCGGTGCAGTCTGGGCAGTTTGAGGCCCATATAGCGATTCGTTTGTTTGGCCTTCCTGTGCGGTCAGGGACGGTATCGTATCCGACTTTGACGAAGCGCTGCCCTGCGATGGTGAATTCGTCGAGTTCTCCGCCTCGGCCTTGTGCCATGTGGTGCCTGCGTTTGGATGATGGTTCGGATCGCCCTGCGCGCCCGAGGGCGCTTGAAGCGGGCGGCGGTGTGCTGCGCACGGTTATGTTTTTGCCCACACTCCCCCAAACCCCCTCTCTCCCTTCCGTTTTGTTAACGGGCGCTTTGGCGCTTGGGATCGAGTAGCGGGACGCCGCACCTACAGGTCTCCCCTAGGATTGTGGCCGTCGCGCGAGGCTTGAAGTGTCTCGTTCAGCACGCGGGCAAGTGAGGCGTCCGCGAGGGGCTTAGGTTAATTGGGTCGGTAGCTTGCCCACTGTTTTGGCATCATCGGCACGCGGCCTTGGGCGCGGGCGTTTATGGCGTAACGCGCGTATTTGAGCGCGGTGCCTGACGCTGGCCCTGGCGGGTCGATGGTGACGGTCTTAGGATCGACGCGGATGCACTTGCCAGCCCGGCCATGCTTGCCACCCCGGAAACCGCGCGGGCGGTCGGGGGAGAGTTTGTTGCCTCGGTCGGCGCCAGACCTGAAATCCCGGTTTGTCACGCCCGCAAGATGCGTTCCGCCCGCCCGGTTGTCAAGATTGAGCGCCGCTCTGTTACAATTATCACGAAATCGTGAGCGCACACATTTCCTGTTGCCCGATAGGCCCGCTGGTCCTATACCTATTTCCACCGGACGGGATGATCCTCCGGGCAACGGGAGACACGGAAATGACAGCTTATGAAATTCTCGCTCTTCACAACGCCTGGTGCCGGGCCGATGGTGAACGGATGGCTCGCCGCCCGGCTGGCATGTGCCGCGCCGCGTGGCGCTACGAAAATCCGATCCCGCCAGTCGAATACCCGACGATGCGCGATACGGCGTTCAAAAGCCGTCCGGTGCGGTTCCCTTGGTTCATGGACCATTCGGGCTTCCTACACATTTCGTCTCGGCGGCGTCACATCGAGGTCATTGACCTGCGTGCGGCGGACGCGGACGAAAAGCTCGCTCGCTACGAATTCGCCGCCTGATCCGCACGCTTCCCATGCCTCGGCATGGGTTTCGCGGCGACCAGCCTAACACCAACGGGAGATATAGATATGGCAAACGCTGAAAAAGGCAAGAAAATCACCTTCAAGCAACTTCTTCGGAAATCTGCTTTCGTAGCCGGGGTCAACGCCGCACGAGCCGGGAAACCTTTCGATTACGACGCTTACCGGGACGATATCCCGAGCCAGTGGTCTTATGAGCGCGGCCGGATTTTGGGTCTGACTTTCACGGGCGCAATCAAAAACGGGCGCAATGTCACGCTTGAAGCCATATGGGCGGCTCACACGGCATACTCCGACAAGACCATGATTTGAACCGCAATCCGCGCCTAACCCATCCAGGAGACATGACAATGACACAGTTTCAAGTCGGCAAAACCTACTGGACGCGCTCCCCGTGCGATCACAATTGCATCATCTCCGCCGAGATCGTGGCGCGCACCGCAAAGACGGTCACAGTCGCCAAGGCCGCGCCGAACGAACGCCAAACTTTTCGCGTGGCGGTTTGGGAAGGGGTGGAGACTTTCAAACCATGGGGCAGTTATTCAATGGCCCCCATGATCAGCGCCGACAGGATCGCCGCCTAACCCCACCGGGGGCGGGCAACCGCCCCCACAACACACAGAGGCATTCCATGAACATCCCCGACCTTCTCCGCTTTGCCCTTGATCTGGTGACATACGCCACCGTGACCGGGTTGCTCCCGATCTGCTTCCTGGCGTTCGTCGCGTGGCGGGGGTTGCGGAAATGACCGCCGCTGATTTCCACGCCGCGCTTGCCGCCCTTGGGATGACACAACGCGCGTTTGCAGAACGGTGGAACACGCCGCTTAGGACGATCCGGCACTACCTTAACGGGACGCGGCCTATCCCGGGATGGGTGGCGGTGGCAGTCCGCTACACCCAAAAACACGGGCCGATCGGACCTATTACGCCGGGGAGGTAGGCGCCAAGCGTCCCTAACTGGCCAGCGTTGGCTTGTGCTTGTGCCAACACCGCCTGCCGATAATATTCGGCCGCCATGTCTTGCGCCCCAAAATGCCATTCCCACGCCACCGCTTGGGCAGCCCAATCGAAATTGCGTGAATCGTCCAAAAGTTTCCCGCGCGCGATTGTCACCCGGTGCGTTTTCCCGCCCGTGCGCCGCCATAGGATCGTGGTGTCGGTCATTGCAAAAAACCTCCCGTTGCTATCATTGACCACCCGAGAGAAAGAAAAAAAGCACCCGCTAAAGCAAACCACATTCCGCGTCGCTGAGCGGTGAAAGCCATCATCCAGGCGCCGCCGACGACCAAAGCGGCAGCGGAAATTTGAACAAATACAAACATCATTATTCTTGCCCCCGCGCCGCAAGCTCTTGCTCAATCTGCCGGGCTTCCGCGTCCGCTTTGGCGTTGTTCAACGCTTTTAGCCAATCCCGCACGATCCATTCGATCATGCTGGTTTTGCTCCGCCGGCGTTCGGACGCGACAACACCCACCGCATCGCAAAGATCGGCGGGGAGACGGTATGCAAGGTCAGTGCGTTTTGCCATGCTTGCCTTATACCCGCCGCGCGCTCACCGTGCACGCACTTTTTTCATTAACCCCGCATTTACCTATTGACGTGAGCGCACAGTGAGCGCATACCCCTCTCACCGGCATGGAGCCGAAGAGAGAGGATCAGGACATGGCACACATCGAAATTCGCAAATACATCGTGGCGGACAACGCGACCCACGAGAAAGTGCTCATTACCTACGCTGCCAATGAACAGGCGGCTTTGGACGAATATGCAGCCATCCGCTCCGGCTACGACACCATGACCGAGATGGCCCGCAGCGCGACCTTCCGCGAAGCTTCCAAGGTCTACGCCTACCGCGCCGTCTAACCCCACCGGCACACCACACAGGAGGATCAGGACGATGACCAGAGATACGATTATGGAAGAGGCCCTTATGGACATCGCGGGTGCCCACACGCCAGCCCAGCCGGCAGCCTCGGGCTGCGATGAGGCGACGTGGGTCATGCAGCATGTCGGAAATCTCCGCCGGCTGGCGCGGAACGCATTGGACAAGATCGCATCTGCGGAAAACGCACGGTCCGAGTGGCAGGATGTTTGCTCCGGCGTATCCCGTATGCCTGTTCCGGGCGGCTGGATATACAACATGGCCGACAATGTTGGCGGTTCCTCGTCCGTGTTCGTGCCAAAAGAGGACACGCGATGAAAGGCGATCGACGCGGTACTGTGATCGTGGAAGTGAACGTCTGCGGCCCTGTCGGGTGCGGCAAAAGCGCAATATGCGGGGAGATCGAAATTGCCTTGCGAGCCATCGGCGTGAAGGTGTCATGGCCGGATGGTGACGACGAAAAGCGCCTCACACATGCCGACTGGCAGTCGGCGCTGGACCTGTATGACCCCACCGTCGTCATCCGGGAGATCATCCAGAAGCCGAACCAGACACCCACAAACCCCATCCCCGGCACAGCCGGAAAATGATGGAGACGACGAACCATGACCGCGACGAACGCCGCCAGCAGTTGTCAAGCAATCCTTGACAACTCAGCCATGACCGACAAACCAACCGAGGCGATAGGCTATTGGGATTGCGACTGCGGGAGGGAGTGCCGGCACAAGAATGGACCGCAGCGACTGCCCGACTGTCGGGCGTGGTGGGTAAGTCTTGATGCATCCCCCGAGCAAAGGAGAACGATGATGTCCGACACCGCAGAATGGACGACCGGGCGCCTGCGGCAAGAAGCCGAGGCTTGCGAGAAGCGTGGGGAATGGGGCCGCGCGATTGATGTCTGGCAAGCCGCGATGGACAACTACCCTGGCCGGGATCGGCCGTTGGGCGCGTTGGCGAAGCGCGAAATCGCCGAGATGGAACGCCGCCAACAGGCTTGCCTCGCAATGTATTTTCCCGCCTGACTTCCGGCGCAACGCGCTTCACGCCGCCTAACCTCGCGGGCTTCGGCCCCGGCAATACCAATGGAGACAAAGTTGCTGTTCGAGACTAGGTTTTATTCTACGGGATGGGCGTTTCGCTTTGGTCTGCTGCAATTCCGATGGAAC